ATTAAAGAAATTAAAATGTACAATCGATGAAGGAGAAACAGGAGACTGGTTTAAAGATGGACCTCCATGTTTACAAACGTTAGCTAAATTTGGAATAGAAGAACAATACCGTAATGACACACTCATCGATATGAGTCGTTATATTAAAATGAGATATCCTGATAGTTGGGAAAAGAAAGTTCATGAATATAATACTAAATTTTTTGAACCTATTGGAACGGGTTTACCTTATAAAGAAGTGACCACGGTCATTGGATCACGGGCAAAAAAAGATTATCAGTATCGTTGCTCTCAGGATCATATTAAAAGTTTCTGTAACAAATCACAATGCATCTTAAGAAAGTTTGGAGTGAAATCGCTTAAGGGTGTACCGACCACGGCCCTCGGACCTTTGACTTATATAAAATCTACTCCACGTAATTGGTTCTTAGGATTTGATGGAGACGAAGTTAGATTAAATTCTAAAGAACTCACTAATCAACAATTAGCGAGAGAAGCTGCTACTGAACAAACAGGACATACCCCTCCTAGAATGAAAACTCAAGATTGGGATAATGCTATCATAGAACTTCAAAGTAAAGCTACTGGAGAAGATGCTCCAGAAGAAAGTCAACCTATGTATAAACTTAAACTTTATCTAACTGAATATTGTTTCAATATGCGTAGAAGCGATGACAGGAAACAAATTCTTTTGGGAAAACCTTTTATAGATGAAAAAGAAGGAAAAATTTATTTCATGTTTGATCCTTTTTTTACCTTTATTCAAGACAGCAAGAAATGGAAACCTCTTGAAAGTTTAACCCATGACATGCTTAAAAAACTTAAAGGAGTATCTCACAAAAAAATTCATATTGCCGGCAATGTAAAACGAAATGTTTACATTTTAGATATTGTGATTTTTGAAGAAGACAAAGTAGAACCTGATGTACCTGATTTTACTTTAGCTGAAGAGGAGATGCCATTTTGAGAACTCGCATTGCCCGTCATCAAAAAACGCATAAAATCTATGGTCCTCCTGGCACAGGGAAAACTACTACTCTATTAAGAAGATTAAGAAGATATCTTGCTATTGGTTACGCTCCCACAGATATTTTAATGATCGGTTTTGCAAAGGCAACAGCAGAAACTTTAAAGAATCGATGTATCAAGAAACTCGGTTTTTCAGATGAAGATGTTAAAACTATAAGAACTATTCATGCAAGATGCTGGGAAGAAGTAGCAAAGGATGAAATAAAATATTACCTCCTAAAGCCAGAGAACATGAAATATTTTCAAAGTCTTATCAATACACCTTACAAAGATTGGGTGAAAATAAAAGAGATTGAAAAAGGATCCTTCGAGAAGGATGAAATTGGAAGTGTTTCTGATATTGATAGTGCCAAAATTATAAAACATCTCAATATTATTCAGCGGGGAAGATCAATGTCTAAATATGGAGATAGCTGGGAGTCTGTTGTAGATTATTACAATAATCATGACGAACTAGAATTTGGAAATGTAAGAAAGAATGATTTAAAACATACCTACGATTGTTATGACAAATTTAGAAAGGACAATAACTTAATGGATTTTGTGGATATGTTATACTACGGATTGAATACAGCTAAATTTAAAAGTTATAAAATACTTATTGTAGATGAATGTCAGGACTTAAATCCTTTATTATGGAAAATTATAAAAAAGATAAATAAAAAAACACAATATCTTATATTAGCAGGAGATGATGATCAAGCTATTTACAAATTTAATGCAGGAGATGTACAGGAATTTTTAAATTTTCCTTGCGACACTCAAGTTACTCTTAAAATATCTCATAGACTTCCTCAAAAAATAAAAGACTTAGCTGATCGACTTATTAATTATATTCCATCTAAGGGAAGAAATGGAACTCCTCCTCGTAGACAAGAAAAAATTTATAAAGCTGCTGATAAAAAAGGCTCTATCCATTCTATCCAAGATGTAGATGAATTAAAAAATTCTGTAAAGACAGGGGGTAAATGGATTTTTTGTGCACGAACTGGCGTACAAAATAATCCGTGGAAAAAATTCTTCATAAACCAAGGAGTAGTGTGGAAAAGTAAAGGCACCAATACAAAAGGGAGAGATCAAAATTCCGTCAATAAAAATTTTACCCACAGTGTAGGTGATTCTATAAAATCTATAATAGATATATACGAAGACTTAAGAACTTCAGATATTATTGATGGAGAAAGTTTAATCGCTTTAATTAAAAAGATTAAAGGAAAATTTTGTAACAGATTAAAAGAGAAACTCACTAATCCTTCAACAACTCCTATTGATTCTAAACGAATATACGCCATGAAAGAAATTATTGAGAAAGAACAATGGCTTACAGTAGATTTTTCTAAGCCTTGGTTTAATTTTCTACACTTTGAGAGCTCTATGCAGGCCTTCAAAGATGAAGATTTTGATGCTTACATTCAAAAATGTTGGTTAAGAGATCCAACCTTTAGAGAGTCTGATATTATTATAGCAACTATTCATGGTGTTAAAGGAATGGAAGCTCCTAATGTAGTAGTATGTGATGTTTGGACTAGTCTTCCATGGAGAAGTTACACAGAAAAAACATTAGCACACAGAGATGAAGAGATTAGATGTGCTTATGTTGCTATCACAAGAACCGGACAAGTATTATTTATATGGAGTCCTCTCATTCAATCACGTAGGCGAGAGCATAGGTTTGATTTATTTAATGTATGAGCGAAAACGATTTTTTTAGATTTATTCAAAGAATGGAAAGAGAGGTATGGGGAGTAAATGAGTACATACGATAAACAAATTGGAGGAACACACTATAAAAAAATGAAAATTCAGCCAAGTAAATTCGTAATTGAAAACAAGTTGCTCTTTCCTGAAGGAAATGTTATTAAATATATTTGCAGGCATAAATATAAAGGAGGAAAGCAAGATTTGGAAAAAGCAAAACATTTTATAGATATGATAATTGAAAGGGATTACTCTTAATGCAAGCTCCTCTTTTTTCGGCACCTACAGAGTGGGTTACTCCCAATGAATTTCCCGATCTTTCTAAATATTCTGAAATAGCAATTGACTTTGAAACCAAGGATCCAGATTTAATTAAAATGGGTTCAGGTTCTGTCCGTAACAATGGAAAAGTTGTAGGAATCGCTATCGCTGTTAAAGATTGGTGTGCTTACTATCCTATTGATCATGAAGGAGGAGGGAATATGGACCGTAAACAAGTTCTTAAATGGTTCTCTGATGTCTTAAATACTCCGGCTGATAAAATTTTTCATAACGCCATGTACGATGTTTGCTGGATTAGACAATTAAACCTAGAAATAAAGGGGCGTATCATTGATACAATGATTGTAACTTCCCTATTAAATGAAAATAGAACATTTGAAAAAAAAGGTTATGATCTTAACGGAGTAGCTAAAGATTATACAGGTATAGGAAAAAACGAAACCACTTTAAGACTGGCTGCAGCTGAATGGGATATAGATCCTAAAGCCGAAATGTATAAACTTCCAGCGATGTATGTTGGGTCTTATGCAGAGAAAGATGCCGAAATTACGTTAGCTTTATGGCAAGAATTAAAAAAAAGACTTGAACAAGAAGGTCTTGAAAAAATATTTCAATTAGAATTGGATCTTTTTCCTTGCTTAGTAGAAATGAAATGGAGAGGGGTATGTGTTGACCTAGATCAAGCTGATCAAATGGAAAAACATTTGAAAAAAAGAGAAGATATTCTTATGAAACAGATAGAAAATGAAACAAATATTAGACCAGATCTCTGGGCTGCTCGCAGTGTTGCACAAGTTTTCGATGTTTTAAGACTTACTTATCGTACCACAGAAAAAACAGGCGCTCCTTCTTTTACTAAGGAATTTTTAAGAGAGCATTCTCACCCTGTAGTTAACATGATTAATAATGCTCGAAGCGTTAATAAAACAAGAACTACTTTTATAGAAACGATTAAAAAATATACTTACAAAGGTAGAATTCATGCTGATATTAACCAGCTAAGATCCGAAACAGGGGGAACAATTACAGGGAGATTCTCCTATTCTCATCCTAATTTACAACAGATTCCTAATTATACAGATGCTGGTCTTGGAATAAGATCTATTTTTTCACCTAATTCTAAAGATGAAAAATGGTGTTCATTCGATTATTCTCAACAAGAACCTAGACTTGTGGTCCATTACGCTACCCTCTTAAACATACCAGGTTCTCACGATTTCGTTGAAGGTTATAAACATGGAGTCGATGATAAAAAAACAGGTAAAATAAAACCTGCAGATTTTCATGACATGGTTGCAGAAATAACTAGTCTTCCTCGAACACAAGCTAAGACTATTAACTTAGCTTTATTTTATGGAATGGGTAAAGGTAGGCTAGCTCAAAGTTTAAGTTTAAGTGCAGAAGCAACTTCTTTAATTTTAGCTAAGTATCATCAAATGGTACCCTTCGTTAAACAACTTAGTCGTTCCGTATCTAATCAAGCACAAATTAAAGGATATATTACCACCATTGAAGGTAGGCATTCTCGCTTTCCTACATGGGAGAAAAAAGAATTTCAACCCGATAAATCAAAAGTACCACCCCCTGTCTCAGAAGACGAAGCAATTAAATTATATGGTCGAGGAAACATACGTAGAGCCTTTACTTATAAGGCTTTAAACAAATTGATTCAGGGAAGTGCGGCTGATATGACCAAAAAAGCGATGGTAGAACTCTACAAAAATGGTATAGTGCCGCTCATTCAAATTCATGATGAATTAAATGTATCCGTTCCTAAAGAGGGAGAAGAAAAAAGGAAGAAGGATATTATAGACATCATGGAAGAAGCTGTTAAACTAAAGGTTCCCAACCGAGTGGACTGCGATTGTGGAGACAGTTGGGGAGATGTAGAATCTAATGAGGAGGATTAAAATGGAAAAAGTAAAACAAATTTGGACATTGGCGAAAGCTAATCCAAAGATATCTATTGCTGTAGCAATAGTTATCGTTGCCATTTATTTTTTAGTAAGTTAGGAGCTATATGAGATATGGCTTACCTAAATGCAAACATTCCTGTAACTTACGCACAGATCAGGAGAGAGTATCTCTATGACCTTAAAGACCACCATGGAGAGGTGGAGGATTGTATTGTATTTGGGTTGGCATCGATTACGGGACGTCCTATACTCTTTCACGCTATTATGGAGAATGGTGCGGTCTTCTATCGCCTTCCTATCTCCGCGTTCATTCAAAGAGGATTTAGAGCAGATCAAGTTCCTCGATGTAGACTTGATGAACTGGAGCTATGGAATTGCTTTAGTTACTATCCTGCTATTTCTTCTTATGATCTCTTAGACGGACAATCTGGAAAATATATAGGTAAAGATAAAAAATGGCACGCAGGTGCATATCTCTTTACTGTTGACTGGGCCCACCCAGAGAGTAATATAGTTGACACCGATCATTCGGAAATTCCGCACGAACATAAGTGCGCCCACATCCTTGCACTAGAGGATGGAAATTATGCGGCTCAGCCAAACAATCGAATTATATGGAGTATTCCTTCATTTACTGTTAAGGATGAAGTTCCATATGATTGGAAAGTCCAGACTTCTGAATGGAACGTAGAAGATACTGGTAAATGGAAAACAGAAGATACTGATAAGTTCTTCTACAACATTGAGGAGACTAAGGATGATTAAAAAATGGTGGAAAAATTTTTTAGAATGGTTCTTGGAAGATGACCCTAAATAAATGTAAGCATTGTAACTGTAATTGCCATTGTAGTGTAAAAGAACATGGTGATATGTATGGGTTGTGTAATTGTATGAATTGTGAACATGAGGAATGTGAAGCATGTCAATAGATCCAAAAAAATGTTGTAGTGTGCACTCCAAAGAAAAAGAAAACTCTGGAGAATGTTGCCAGCTAAATGAAAAAAACGATGCTGAACAAGAAACATATGAACACACTGTTAATGTTAAAACAACAACTACGGAGGAACATGAATAAATTATTCCTGGTCCTGGCTTTATTATTTGCTTTGAGCGCCTGCTCGGTGGGTAAAAAATGTACTTATACTCAAGAAGGAACTAAAATATCTTCTTGGTTTTGGTTTACAAAAGATATGCCAGCAGACTTAGATAAAAACAATTGTAACTAAGATGAACGATAAATTAATCACGGCCCTTCTCGCTGTTCTGCTAGCGCTCGGAGGATGGAATCTTCAGCAAACATTTTCTTTGTCACAAGATATGGTTTTGATCAAAGAAAAAATATCTGATATTGAGCAAGATCTCAAACACAAAAAAAGAAAAGATAGAAAAAAGAAAAAACAGAATAATTAAAGTCATGAGATATTTCGTGATGACTTTAATTGTTGGCCTATGGTGTTGGCTTCTTTCTCTTCCAGTCTATTCTAAAAATGAATATCTTGGTGGCAACTGGCGTAACTGTGAGTCG